ACAGGAGTTCCATAAAGCACTCCTTCACCCAAGCGTCTCGTCAGGCCACTACCAGCTATGCGCCGACCAGAACACCTTAATCCCCTTGCGACCTAATCCGCCCCTTCATGTACTTCTCATACAGCTCGTCCAGTTCCTTCAGGCGGATCGCGAAGATGCGGAGCATGTTCTGTTGCTCTTCTTCCGGCAGCTGGCGGTAGAGCTCCAGCAGGCGCTGTTCGTCCGGCTTGAGTCCATCTTTCTCACCGACATCCTCCCCGAGTAGCCACGCGACAGAGATACCAACTGCATCGGCTATGGCCAGTGCCGATTTCTTACTAATCACTCCTTTTTTGAACCAGCCGTTTACCGCCTGAGGGGTCACTCCGGCTATGCGTGCCATGTCTGCTTTGGTAACGCCGCGATCGGTAATCTCGGTGAGGCGTTCTACCAGAACGAGGTTGGGTTCTTCTTTTCTCATATTGTCATTGTAAATATTTGGTTTATACACACAATAAATCCAAAGTTTGCATGAAGTATAAATCTGTGGTTTACTCTTGCTATCAATAAGCAGGAGAAGCACATGTCCGCACTCGATAAAGCAATCAAAGCCGCTGGCTCTGCCAGAAAGCTCAGCCTGGCACTGGGTGTGACGAGTATGTCCGTCAGTCATTGGAAAAATCGTGACCATGGAATCGTCCCACCAAATTACATTTTTTCCATCTTCAACCTGACCGGCGTAACTCCCCACGAGCTGCGCCCAGATCTCTACCCAAATCCCACTGACGGTTTACCAAAGTAGGAGCACTAATCATGCAAACACTTTCTTTTCAACAGAATAACAGAGCGCCAACAGAGCGCCTGATATTCCAGTATCACCAAAGCGAAGAGTCCGCTGGTAACGTTGACCACCGTAATTTATGTGCGGCAGTCCGTGCCTGGGCTGCAGATGAGGGGCGCCTAGTCGTTGCACTGCAAATCAAAGAAGTTGCGGAGGAGATGATGATTCAAGGCATTGATCTCAACATTCAGCCGGGCGTTTGGAACGTGAAGATGTTTCGTTGGTTAGACAACAAGGAGAACTCGGCAGCATATCGGGCGAACGTCGAATTGCTGGCGCCGGCGATTATCTCGGCACTGCCCTTAGCATATCGCGATCGCGTCGTTCAGCTCGATGATGTTGCGCTTCGGATAGCTAAAACGGTGAAAGAGGATGCTGAGGCTATTCAGGCTGTCATGCTCAAGGCACCAAAGCAAGTTCGGCTGAAGGAGATCAGCGAAAAGATTGTCGCCAGTTTTTACTTGGACGGCCCGGACTCTGTGGCGCCATTGATGGCCATGGTTACAACGATGCTGGGGGCTGTATGACGGGATCTAAAAAGGCGAAAGCCGCGGTGCGCGAACACCAACGGCTTTCTGGTGCAAAAACTATGCGTAATTGCGGAGGTGAGTATGTCAAACACAGCTGAAATTATCAATTTCCCTCACAGAACCGAACAACCGGGAGGTCGTATGGCCGACCTGTCGAACGGGTATACCAAGGTCGCTAACGAGATTCAACAGCTCAAGCCTCGTCTGAGAATGTCAGGCCGGGAGTGGCAGTGTTTTGAGGCGGTGATCTGGCTTACCTACGGCTGGAACAAGAAACAGGACCGCGTTACGAACACGGTGATCGCTGAGCTTACAGGGCTAAGTGATTCGCACGTTTCTGATGTGCTCAAATCACTTGCAGAACGCAAAATCATCTTCTGTCAAAAGCAGGGCGTAATGAAAACTGTCGGTATAAATACTGACCTTTCTGCCTGGATTTTATACAAACCGAAAACGGGAAAAGTCTTCCCTAAATCGGGAAAAGTGTTACCGAAAACGGGAAAAACCTTCCCGGAAACGGTAGACACCCAAGACTATAACAAGAACAATAATAAAATATCCTCGTCTCGGAATTCTGACGAATCCCGAAACCAGAAAACTCAAAAGTTTCTCTCTCGCCATCCTGAAGCTGCCGACGGGATATACACCCCGGCAGGTAAATCATGGGGATCCGCTGACGACCTCAAGGCTGCCCGCTGGATTTACGACAGGCTTCTCACCGTCAACGCATCGCTATCCGAACCAAACTGGGCTGAATGGGCAAACACCATAAGGCTGATGCGTGTCCAGGACACACGCACTCACTACGAAATTTGTGACCTGTTCCAGTGGGCTAATCGGGACGAGTTCTGGAAAGACAACATCCTGAGTCCTTCAAGTCTGCGAAAGCAGTGGGATCAGCTCACCACCAAACGGCTGCGCGCAACCGGGGCGATAAAACCTTCCCGGGTCGGTATCGACCTGCATAACACCGACTGGATCGACGGGGTGCTGGAATGAAAAACCTTGCCGAGAGCATTCGCAATTTCGACCGGGAACAGTCTCGCCGCGTGGCGCACAATCTGCCTGAGCAGTACACCGAACGCGAACAAACGCAGCAGGTAGCGCAGATTATCAACGGGCTATTCGTACAGCTGGCGGCTGCGTTTCCGGCAAGCCTGGTTAATCGCAGCCAGGAAGACGTGAACGAGATTCGCCGCCAGTGGGTGCTGGCCTTCAAAGAAAACGGGATCACCACTCTGGAGCAGGTTGAAGCCGGCATGCGCATGGTGCGTCGCCAGGATCGCCCGTTTCTGCCTTCGCCAGGCCAGTTCATCAAGTGGTGCAGGGAAGGGCGCTGCGTACTGGGGATCACCACCGCTGACGTCATGGCTGAGTACTGGAAGTGGAGGAAGCTGGTTTTCCGGTACCCGAGCAGCGAGCTATATCCGTGGCCAAAGCCGGTTTATTACCACATTTGCCTTGAACTGCGGCGCCGCGGAACTGATGGCCAACTGAGCCAAAAAGAACTCGAAGATGAAGCTTGCGAAATTCTGGGTATGTGGGAAAAGCGGGTGCTGTCCGGAAAGCCGATCCCGCCTGTACGTTGTGCGC